ACGCTATAAAGGCCAAGGACGTTAAATCAAATGGATGTTAATAGTTTACATCTGCTCTGCAGTAGAGGGCGAATGTAGAACCCCACCAGAATACCCAGCAATTAAAAACACTTATTATGAGTGTGTTCAAGATGGGTTAGGTGATGCTTATGAATTGCTATTTGGTTCTGATAGTATTTTTACACCTGAAATGATATTCAACTCACAGTTGTATCCACAATATAAATGTACCCCTGTTAAAGATCAAGGTAAAATAGAGGCTTAACTGTCTGCCCGTCCCAAGAAAGGGACGAACAAACAAAAGGTGTGAGAAGAGACTTTTCTTTTATCTCAAAAAAATAACACTTGCAAATTATATTTTTTAGGATAAATTCCCATATGTGAGAAAAATCAAAACAAGAAAGGAAAACAATGGCTGATCCAGCTAAATACAAATCACTATCTGTTCCTCGCGATGACTGGGAACAATTAGGTGTACTTGCAACAAAAACAAATAGGACAAGATCTAAAATGATCGGAAGACTTATTAGATTTTTTCTAGATAACAAAGGTGTAAAGAAAAATGGAAAAGATAAAAGTAGCTAATCATAAATACATTTGCCCAGAGTGTAAGGGCAACGGGTATAATAAAGTTTACGATATGATTATACAATGTGATAAGTGTAAATCAGAAGGTGAACTTCCAATGGAAGAGCCTACGTTAGAGGAGCTGCAAGCACTAGCAGCGTCAGCGAGGCTGCAGTGAGCAAGAACCCTGTAGCCAAACAACTCAGAACACCAAAATTTAAAAGTAAGAAAGTAGAATCCAAAAAGAAATACAATCGAAAGAAAAAAGAAATCGTTGGTTATTATTTTGACTACGATGGTAAGGAAACAATTTTATATAAGGACGATTAATGATACCAGAAACAGACAGGGCTTACATAGCTGGCCTATTCGATGGCGAGGGTTCTATACATTTTAAACGTGGACCGGAAAAAAAGAAAAAACACCGAGGAAAACCTGGTTACAGAATCTCAAATAGTTTAAGATTAAGTATGGAAGTAACAATGACAGATGAATCTGTATTAATTTGGTTACATAAAACATTAGGTGTAGGCACACTAACTAAGAAACCACGCAAAGGATTAAGAGTAGATGGCACAAAATATTTAATGCAATACCGATGGCGAGCTACATTTAGAGATGCCTTTCACGTTTGTTGTTTAATATGGCCTTGGGCTCATACAAAGTTACCCAAAATTACTCAAGTTATAGAACATTATTCTGAAGTTAAGATGGAAGGTAAAGTTGTAAACTTACAAGATTATAAAAGGTTGATGAGTATAGAATGAGTTGGAGAGATGTACAAAAACGAATGATTGAAGAGTTAAACACAAAAATTTTTTCTAATGATCCGTGTCGTAAACTACACGAAGAATATAGTTCGATGGATATAGAGAATAATAATTACATACAAGAATTGAAAAATAGAAACAACTCTCCGGAACGTTACAATGGTTCTTTGATTGAAAAAAAGAAATATGATTTCTTAGTAAACCAAGGTAAAATTTTAAATAAGATACCTGGATATGTTTGTAGGTTTGATGATGGTTCTTATTGGGCTTGGAATTTAAAGACAGTTACTGAACCTGATTGGCGTGAACAAATGTTACCTAGGAATTCTCACTTTGGAGATAGTACTTTTATACCGAAGATGGTGGGTGATTTAACTTTAAAAGATGGAAAAAAATTAATATGAGATTATTAATTATATTAATATTATTAACTGGTTGTAGTGCGAAGTTTGATAGCTACGACCCAACAACAGCGATGTTAAGGTGGATACTAACGAATGAAAAGAAATAATAGTTACAAATACCCAAAGACTCAACGAGAGAGTGTTAATGGTCTTAGACACTATGTGTTTGAAAAAGAAAAACTACCAAGCGTTACAACGATCTTGGACCAAACACAGTCAGCCGAGAAGCGCGAATCGTTGAAGGCGTGGACTGAACGTGTAGGTGAAGAGGCTGCCGAGAAAATCAAATCGGAGAGCGCGGCGCGTGGAACGGCGATGCACAAGATTCTTGAGATGTATGTCTTGGAGCAAGGTTATTTAGATGAGACTAATGTAGGTAAGCAGGCACATAATATGGCAATACAAGTTATTCAAAGTGGACTATCAAATGTTACAGAATTTTATGGTACAGAATGTACTTTGTATTATCCTGGCCTATACGCAGGTCAAACAGATTTAGTTGGAATACATAAAGGACAGGATGCAATTATAGACTTCAAACAAACCAATAAACCAAAACGTAGAGAATGGATTGATGATTATTTTATGCAGCTCTCTGCGTATGCTATGGCACATAATATATTATTTGGTACAAGCATAGCCAAAGGTGTTGTTATGATGTGTAGTAAAGATAACTACTATCAAGAGTTTATTGTTGAAGGTGAAGAGTTTAAAAAATATGCACATAACTTTTTAAGGAGGGTGGATGAGTATTATAGCTCAAGAGCAAAGACGTCTGGATAATATCTATACTATGTATAGCAAAACAGATGGAGAAATGAAAAAAATGTGGGAGAAAAAATGGTACGAATTAGTAAAAATAATAGGGAGGAAATTAGATGAGGCTAAGAGACATACAACAAGTTCTCGGAAAGTTCACTGATGGCCAAAAAGGTACGGCTATTTCTGATTGTGAAGTATTTGTAGAAATGCAAGACGGAAGATTAGCAGAAATTTCTAATATAGAATTACAACAGAGTAGATTAATAGGTAAAATAAACGGTAGCCACGCCTGGAGAGTAGTTATTAAAGGTGATAAAGGTTTAATTTACGAGCAAACAATGAATTACAAAAAAGATGTATAAAGAATCCATAATGGATAAAGGCCTAAAGGGTGCCTCACGGGAGACTGCGGGGCACCTATGTACATAGAATTGGTCAAGTATCCTGACGTATTTTTACGTTCAGCAAGCAATGACGTGCCTTTTCCACTAGACGATAAGACCAGTAGACTAATAAAATTTATGACAAAAGCTATGTACCAACATCAAGGCATTGGTTTAGCTGCAATACAAGTTGGTTATCAATTACGTATGTTTGTTATGGATTGTTCTCGCAGTGGAGATAATTCAAAAGTATTTATAAATCCAGAAATAGTAGAGAAATCTGATGAAACATTATGTGATAATGAGGGTTGTTTATCGGCTCCAGGCAAAACAGGAGAAGTACGTAGACACCTTAGAATTATTCTAAAGTATAAAGATGAAGAAGGAAAGGAGCAAAGAAAAACCTTTTACAATCTAGAGGCCAGGTGTGTACAGCACGAAATGGACCATTTAGAGGGTAAATTGTGTATAGATTATGAAAAAGGTAACTATAGTCGGGACAAACATAAGTCCCAAACAATGGTCGAATCTGATTTTAGAGCTAAATCTGATACGTAAACAGTGGAAACCATATGCAACGTTAGAGCTGCAGGGTCCTGGTATTAAGAAAATTATCAATTATGGCACAAATACGTCAAGCCTTAATTTCAACAAAAAGATGCAAGAGTAGCTGTGCCACGTATAGTAGAATATTTGCCCCTATTATTTTTTTTTGTGATAAGAAAAAACCTCTGGCACACTTGGCACAGTCCTGTTTTTAGACTATTAGTGAGGAATACCAAGGGTTATAGCTGTGCCACGGTAAATTTTTCTCTTGGCACACTTGGCACAGTTCCCTACTCGACGCGCGCGACCTTTTTTTTATTTTTGAAAACTTTTTTGCCCAAAAATCTCACTATACAGTATATACAATGATATGAGACGCCTGAAAAAATCTAAATACAAATCTGTTATTATTAAAAAGAAAAGATATTACTTCTACAAAATCACGTGGTTGGATATCACGGGTGATAGCGGGCACGCAGATTTACATACAGCAGAAGGTTTTATGCCATCAGAAATGATAACTCACGCATACTTACTTAATAAAGATAAAAAAAATGTTAGAACCTTTGCAAGTTACGAAGAAAATGATGAATTATTTAGTGATAGAAATGTATTTCCAAGAGGGTGTATAGTTAAGATGGAGAAAATAAATGAAAAATAAAAAATTTAAATATGATGGTAGGTCAAGACCAACAACAGATTTATACAAAGAAAACTTTAATAGAATATTTAATCCTACATTGACAAAGAATATGCCCAATGTAAAATGGAAGGAAATACCACCAGTGAGTGGTCCTAATCCACAAGGAGTAAATTATGGAAACATTAAAAAGAATAAAAGCTAAAGTACACGAATTATATTGTGTAGCTAATGAAGTAACTAATCGGATTCAAGGTTTGACTCTTGTTCTGATTCTACTTGTTCTTTTATTGGGGTAACATCTTTCATCTTATCTTGGTAGAAAGAATCAAACTCTTTTATTAAATCTTCTTTAGACATATTATCTAATTGAATATTTACATTAGTATTAATGTTCTCATTCTTGTAGTAGCCCATTACTTTCCCTCTATTCTCTTCAGCTCTTTGAGCTACTGAATATGTAGAAGGCTGCTCCATAGATACATTTTTAATTTTACCTAAGTCTTGCATATGAATTGATTTGTTTATTCTAAATCTCATCTCTTGCTCTTTCTCTAACTGGTCAATATACTTACCAACTAAAGGATACATTCTTCTGTTTAATAAATCAGATGCTGCTTTGGTAGCTCTAGTTTTATATCCTGCCTCAAAGGCACATTGAGTATTATTCTTATTGCCTCTCTCCCACACATACAATTCTGCAAATGTTTTTTGTTTTTTAGTTAATGCTCTAGCTGGTGGTCTTCCTCTAGCCTTCTTTGTAACTTCTGTCATACGACGTATTTATAGCAAAAAAGTATTCATTTTGCAAAATAAGTCCTGTTTTTGTCCTGTTTTTATTTACTTCTATGTCCTGTAATATATAACAAATCCGGTGAAACCAGAGAGCAAATTTTGGCAATTAGTTAAGAAGAATACACCTAAGATTCAATGGACTAGATTGGAATCTTGGGCATCCTTTGGTGTGCCAGATTTGTTGGGATACGCAGATTCTTGTGGTTTTTTTATGGTTGAGCTCAAGGTAGTTAGAGGCAACAAAATACACTTTTCACCTCATCAAAAATTATTTCATTTAACTAGGACTAAACGTGATTTTATTCTAGTTTACCAGCCTTCCCTTAAGCTGGTAAAATTATACGAGAGTAAATCGATCCCCGGTCTGTTAACAGACCACCGCGAAACACCTTCCCTCGCAATCAATGATTGGGAGCACATTCAACGCTGCTTGCTCGCGTCCTCATCGGACGCTTGATCGCTTGCTTGCTCGCTCCCCGGCTCGTTGCTCGTGGGCCCACCCACCCGCCGTGCTTGCTCGCTCGCTCGCTTGTCCGCTTGTTCCTTCTGAAATTTTTTCGCGCGCTTGCGCATCTCTTGATAATGTTTAGGGTGTTTAAAAACTAACATAGTTTAGAATCATTCTAATGTGCCAGGTAGGCAACGTTTTTAACTTTCTTATCCCAACACGCCCGGCAGCTTTTGCACTCGTTGCCCTGCTGCGGAGCTGGGCAAGTCGCTTTGCTCGGGTCGGTGACCACCGTCGAGGTATAATTAAACTTGCCCGCCGCTTTCTGATTGACCATCGGCATAGAAAAAATTAATTTTAGATTTGCTGGCGCTTTGTGTTGATACTTAACCGTCCACGCCTCCCGAGTCGGTAACCAGTGTTGAACATCCGGGGAGCGTCTTGCAACTTCAAAAATTTTGGCCAGGTGTTTCAGGTCCTGGATATCTCCGGAATCGTGCCATCTAAAAAATTTTGTTTTTTTAGAATTAATCTGCATTGTCATCGCTCGCACCCATAAAGGATGTCTAATCGCTTTTAATCTTTTATATTGCGCAGCCTGCACAACTTTAAAAACATAGCAGCCTTTTAATGCATAACAGCCATAACACGTCGAGCCCTTCACCTTCTGCAGCTTGCCGCCGGTCTTGCATTCTTTAGCCGGTAAACCATACGCGTGGCCCGGCATTTTGGAGGGCTTGCTCAGGCTGCCTGTAATTTCTTTTGCTTTCTCAATTCTCATAATATCCCATATAACATTTTTAATTTCAATTGTCAAGCTGTCCCGGGTCATTATCCCGGGGATTTATATCCAGCCTGCTTGAGCCCTTCGGGCCCACCCTCCCCCCAGCTCGCGAGCTTGCGCTCGCGTCCAGGTTCAAGGATAAATGACCAGCCAGGTTGACCGGTCCCAGGTCCATCCAAGGTACAGCCTAACGACTAAAACTTAATGGACCAGGGACCAGGCCGGAACTCTTAAGAGTTCCGGTCCATAAAATCTTTTACTTTTTGTTCAGCCTCGGCTTTTATTTCAGCATCTGTTTTGGTGAACCAGGGTTCACCTAAAACTTTATTAATGCCTCCAAAATATTTTTTTTCTAATTGCTCCAAGTAGTCTTCATAAAGACTAGTTTCAAGCTCTTCAATTTTTTGGTCACTCATAGTTTATTCATTAGCTCCAATCTTTTTTCTAGCTTCGCAATTCTCTCAGCAAGTAAATTAATATTATTAACATTGCCGTGAACTACTTTCATAAGTGCAGTTATTTTATCTGCATTTTGAGTTGCTAGGTCATAAGAAATTTTAACAGCTTTTAAACTGTCAACTGATTTCATTGAACTAACTATTTCTTTTGCATCTTTACTTGTCATATTTATCCTTTCTTTTTTTTGTGGTGGTTTGAGTTTTTTAATCCGGATACCACCAAACGGGATATGATTACTTATAACATAATATCCCATATCTTGTCAAATAAATAATTAATTTTTTTTCAACTTATGCTTGTGGGCCGGGGGCCCACCCTCCCCTAAAATAAATAAAAATAAAGATTGACTTATTTTATTAATAGTGTTATAAAATCCCATAATAAAAGAAAGGATAACAAATGAGTAAAATGACTAAATATCAATTAGAGCATTTTGAAAATAAAGTACGAAGATATTTTCAACCTTTAATTGACGAGCAAGAATTGTTAGTGAAGCAGTATAGAACTGAAGCAACTAACAATGTAATAAAAAAACTCGCAAAGAAAATGGGCGCTGATAAAATCTTACAGCAAATGAGAGACGCTGAAGAGTTTTTAAAAGAAGCTAGAGACAATGCGAGAACCTTCTTTGAAAAAAAAGCAAAGCAAGAAAAGAAGGATTGGAACTCTTATCGTTTTGACCGCGACGAAAGGTTATCACTATCTGATTGCGAAGAGCAGTTGCGAGAGTGGGCCAAAGAGTTAGTTGATAGGGAACTTGAGAGAAGGCCAGAAGGTAAAACTCTTAAAGACCTTAAAGACTTAAAACAAAAGGCAATAGATAATGTAATGGAAAGTGGGACACCAGATGAACTTAAACAAAGTTTAAATGCTGTTGTTAAAACTATTGGTTTAACTTGGAATGTTGACACTTCCAAGATTAAACAAATAGCCCAAAGTTAAGGGTTGACAAATGTTATGGGATATGACATAATATCCCATAACATAGAAAGGATAAATAATGATTGATAAACTAAATATAGGCCAAAAGTTTATAATTACTTACAGGCCAAATACCCACAATGGTGAAGCTAGACCGAAGCTCAAGAATGGCAAGGATACTAGACAAATAACGAGACGCGCGCAGTGGACAGATAAAAGCAGGGTTGTAAAGGATTTAAATAATAAGATTAAATATATAACTTATTATGATTTAGACCAGCAAGGTTATAGATGCGCGGTTGGTAAAGTTTGGATAACAAGTGAGGTCGCGTAATGATAACACAAATAATATTAAGATACGAAAACCTAAAAGAAGACGAGAGATATAATCTGCTTCATACTATTCTATTAGACAATGTTTATGCAGATAAGAAGTGCAAGGTTTTTTATAGATTAGGCGGTATTAATAAACCAATGATTGAAGTTAAAAAAGAGGATGTTAATGTAAATTAAACTTGACACAACATATAGGGTATGAGATAATCCCATACCCTATGCAATAACTACATAGCTCGAGAACCTTGGGCCCACCCACCCCGAGGGGTCCCAGCCAAAACCAATACAGGCTCGCGAACGATGGGCCCACCCACCCCAAAAGCAAAAGGGGTCCCAAGACATACACCTATACAGTTTGTTTTAGACTTAAATCTGTGGTAAATTTGAAACGAGAGGAAAACAGAATCTAAAAAAATTCTGCAAAAATTTTTTATGAACGCTTTACCAGAAGAAATCTTACGCTGCTTTAGAAAAGACTTTACCGAACATTTATCATACGAAGAACTTCAACACTTAAAAAGATTAAAAAATTCTTTTGAAAAAAAAGATAAGGTAGAAAAAATATCAAATGACTTTATGGCTTTTGTTAAAGAGATGTGGCCAGAGTTTATTGAAGGTAGACACCACCAAGAAATCGCCGACAAGTTTAATAAACTTGCAAATGGTAAATGTAAAAGACTAATCATCAATATGCCACCGCGGCACACGAAGAGTGAATTTAGTTCCTTCTTACTTCCTGCGTGGATGGTGGGACGTAGACCAGATTTAAAAATTATCCAATCAACACACACCACTGAACTCGCGATCCGCTTCGGACGTAAAGCGAAAACTTTAATGGACTCCCCGGAATACAAACGAGTTTTCGATACAAGACTAAGAGAAGATTCGCAAGCCGCGGGTAAATGGGAGACTGAACAAGGTGGTGAATACTATGCAGCCGGTGTTGGTTCAGCAATCACGGGCCGTGGTGCGGATTTACTTATTATAGATGATCCACACTCGGAACAAGACGCAATGAATCCCGAAGCGCTGGAGCGTGCTTATGATTGGTATACATCAGGCCCACGACAACGTTTACAACCAGGTGGTGCGATTGTATTGGTTATGACACGTTGGAGTGTAAAAGATTTAACATCAAAATTAATT